CGGATTATAGATACTATCAAGCTTATTAAAGACTCTTGTTGTATCCCTTGAGATACCAGTAACATTAACAGCAACAACGGGTAATGTTAAATTTTGTGCTTTATTAACAATATCATACATTACCCGTTGTTTAGGAGCTAAAACATAACGAACCTCAACGTCTTCTTTTGCATTTCTATCTTTGTCATAACGCTTTATAACAACATCATCGAAAGCCGCAATAAATTGCGTAAGTAGATCCTTTATTTCAAAATTGTAAGTATAATCTTTGATAATATTATTTAGTCTAGACAAATCTATCTAAAAAGTATTTCGGAATCTTATGTTTATACTTAACAATATTTTCTACAATTGCGGCATCAAGAATATACGTAATGCAGTGGTCCTTATTAGATCTAACACCACGTCCACATGATTGAATAAGCGAACTAAGCATTTTATTTGTATACCAGCTAAAGTCTACCTTCATCATTCTTTCTACTCGTTTATCATTAGTAGGTAGATATGGTGCCTTAATAATAATCTGAAAACGTGCTAAATCGTCTTTTAAATCTACACCATGAGACATAGATGGTGAAGCCATAATTGTTGGCTTATCTGAATTAAAATGCTTATCTAAAATTTCTTCATTTCGTACACCTGGTTCACGATATAAAATACGAGAACACTTAAGATTATCTTGAAGATATTTTGTAATAGTATTTGTCTGCGTATGAATAAGTCCCTTATCATTTTCATGGTGCTTACAGATCTGCTCGATCTGACTTACAATTTTAGGTAAATTAGCCTGCATATTACTATAGTTTAACTTTACTTTTGTATTGGCATAAATTGGAGCTTTATTAGGATCAAAAGTAGACTCTGCTTCAATATATTTAAACTTATCAATCCCTAAGGTTTTACAAAAATTTGCAGGGTCAATAATTGTAGCTGACATAAGAATTACTTTATCAGCATACTCAAACAAATACCTAGATAGTTTATCTACCTTAAGAGGCATAAAATTAATTCCCTTTGCAACTCGTTCAAAAAGATACTCACTATCATGCCATGTATCTACAATAGCTCGTAACTTACTATGAATGTTTAGTAGTAAAATTACTTCATTCTTCCGTTCGTTTAAAGCAGCAGGAGTACGTTTTGCACTTTTATTTGTAATTTCCTCACGTAACTCCTCGACGCGTTCCTCAATATCTTGACATAGAGTATTAACCCACTTACCAACCTTACCGTAATCTGTATCACTTGGAAACGGACGGATGATTACCATTGACTTTTTAAGAAAATCATAATTAACCTGACATGAAAATTCCTTAACAAGTTGATCTTCTAATTCAGAAGCTTCATCACAAATAAGATACTGCTTACGTTTTACGTGCGCTGGTAACGCAAAGAACATATTATAGTTTAGTGTAGCAAACTTAGATGTAAGAGCTTTGTTTCTTGCATTATAGTATGGACAGCTATTCTTCTTCCAGCAGTCCTCTTTTAAGCTCTTAATATGTACACACGGTGCACTCTCAACTGTGAAGTTATTATCATAACTGCATTGATAGTTTGACTTACCTTTGAGAACATCTACATCATCAAATAATTCTTTATATTGATCTTGTAGAGCCTTTGTAATTGTAAGAGCAAAAGCACCAAACGGTTTTTCATCCTCAGCTTCATTTTGATAACCTCCAACGTTATTATGCTTATAGATTTGATATGAATTTACAAGATCAATATAATCTTCTGAAGGCTCTTTTGAATCATTACCTAATGTTTTAGATATAAATGATTTACCTGACCCTGTCGGTGCACTGCACACTACAAACTTATAACCATCATCAAACGCTTGCTCAATATTTTTAATCAGTTTAACTTGAGACTTATTCGGAGTAAACGGTTCCGGAAATTTTTGTAATAACCCATTAAGCATATATTACTATTATATGCTAGTTCCCTCTCAATTAATAGGTATAATGTTGACAACATTATCGTAAATTTTATGAGAAGAAGTTGTCTTACATGTTTTTAGTCTGCCTATTACTGGCTGTGTATTATTACATAAAGAGCTTACTCTATAGTTTAAAGTACATATACCATTATCACCATAATTCATTAAAAAAGGATACGGTAGCTCTAAAACTTTACTTTCTCCTTTATCTGTCTCTATATAGAACTTTATAAAATATTGCTTTACATTAAAAAGTTTTAATTTTCCTGTCTTTAATACTTTATTATCACACTTAAAGGTAACTTTAGACTGAAGAAAGTTTTGTAAAATTTTATTGTAAATTTCAAGTGTCATGAGTTCATAAAGTTAATTTTTTGGTCTACTGACATAGGAAGAATTTCAGCATTGAATATTTTCCAAAATTTATCATTTGCAGGCATCTCTCTTATAACATCTACTTGATCAGCAGATACAACGCGATAATTTTGCATTAATAAATCCCATACAACACACGTATTAGTAATAGCTTCATTAAGCTGTTTTCCGTGTTTAGGTGGTGTATAATTTAAGACAATTTTACCGTTGGTTGAGTTTAATAACTCAAAAGATTTTGTACAGATCATTCTACGAGTCGCTGGTTTTCCAGCAACAGGAATACGTCTTGTAAATCTTAAATCGAGAACATTACCTAACAGTAATGTTTCAAGCGTCTGTTGTGGTACTATCATTTATTTCTTTTGCTTTACAAATACCAAAAATTCTACTCTCATTTAAAAATACACCATTACCTACAATACCGTGATCTTTAATAGCCATATTAGCAACCGTAATACCTAAGTTACTAGGGAATAGCACAATATCTCCTACCTTAGTATACTTTACATCTGGCCCAGCAAGAATAACTTTAGCTTTTCTCCATGCTTTTGTTATTGTATTAGTAGGAATATAAATTCCATTTCTAAGTATACCATCACCATCTGCAGTCATATCGACATATTCAACGAGAATAATATCATCTAAAATAAAGGTTAATTCTAAATCTTCTAACCCGAAATCTCCATCTGAATGTGAAGATAAGTCAATAAGACTTTTCATTGGTGCTAGCGTATCGATGCTTCTTGATGCCATATAGTTAATTAGGTAGTGTCTTAATAAAGTCCAGGTATATACTTACCTCACGTTGCGATATCATTTGATTGCGTGCAAGAATAGGAATATTTATATCTTCCTTTTCTTCCTTCTCTTTTTTCTTTTTTACATACGCAATTTTTTTATACTTACTTGTAGGTAGTAAGTGATGGTATAGTTTGTAGTGTTCGTTCTTATCATCAAATAAGCCTGTAAATCTATTAAACGTTTCGTTTACAAATACAGCTTGTGATTTATCGTAAAAAGAAATCCATCTATTTAGCATATAAGGAACAAACGCTTGAAGACCTTCATAGTCGAGATCTTCAGCGTTTGTCTTTTTACTAAAAACTAATTTTCTTAGTAAATCAAAGAAGTTCATACAATAATCTTACTAGTCGCGATTTGAATGTCCTTAACTTCATTATTAAAGTAGTTTACTACCTTAGCAATAAATACTTCAATTTGATCATCATTAAGATTAGAGCTATATGCAAATCCTGGTGCTTTTTTACCTGCATTAACGTTAATACCTGTATGACCAATTGCTACATTATCCTTAGAGTATGTAATAGATACACTAACCTTACCTACTTCACGTTCCGTCTTATCAGAGCCAAGAAATGTGTCATGAACCATAAGATCATCACCCTTCATTTGAATAGGTCTTTGAATAATATGAGATAGTACATTTGCAATTGCTGTATTAAGAAGTCGTTGAAAAGCTACAGCACCAATAGGGCACAAGTTAGGAATCTCCCAGCAGAAATTAATAGCATCATCACTAAAGATATAATCCTTAGTAAGAGAATCTTCAAGATCAATTAGGTTATCACTTACAAACATTGGAGCTCTAAAAGCAACAATGTTACCGTAAGGTGATACTTCCTTATTAAAGAAGCGGTATGCAAAGCGGGAGTGAATTAGTGAACCGTCATATATATGTTGTTG